ATCACGATGGGATGAGGCATGCTACCTTAGACGCAGAGGGAAGCTCAAACAGAGCGCGAAACGGAGAAGGCGGGCGACGTATCAAGAAATAGTCAACCCCCCACCCCCGTTTACCACAGTCGGGGGCTAAGGCTGTCCCCTTTAGAAATCCGTGAATTTTTTTGAAACGAGTTTGGCATTCTAGTCTAGTTTAAGGGATCAAATGGCTGTTGTTGCGAAGTATCAGTTGTATCCAGCGGCGAGTTATAACTGGTTAAGTGCGACTGGTCCAGTGAAGGACATAGCGGATGAATTAAAGGCATGGGTTGCGTTAGTGAATGCGAATCCAGGTCAGAGTGGTCAAGCGAGTAGTGTAATAAGGGACGAGACGAGTAGTGTGAGTGCGAATTATTACGGGATGGCAGTTCGGATGAAGAATCCTGACGGGAGGGATTTTTATGCGAAGTTACATACTACCAGTACGGGTAATATCAGGGGGTATGCGGCTGACTCGTATACGGATGACACGTCTAATGGGGGGTATGGGAGTACTACGGGGTATTCTTATGGGGATGGTAGTGTGCAGTTCAGGACGAGTGGATATGACCAGAAGGTATTAGTTGCGTATAATACGGTAGATGGGGAGGAGTGGTTTATAGTAGCTTGGATGCCGGATTCAGTTACTTATGGTGATGCGTTTATAATAGGAAAGACTACAGAGGGTACTTGGGCAGCTGGTCAGACTGATGGTAACTCTAATTTTTCTGGGGTATCTACAACAAGTGACGGATACATGAAGTTTACCAGGTCTGGGAGGAATTCTGACACGGCAAGCATTCCTATTCCGGGTATTTTTATGCAGAATACGAGTGGTCTTGCGGGGAGTGGTACAACCAAGGATATAATGTTATTCAAGTCGGGCAACCTTTGGTCTGGACTTTATAAGGTCTTTGGGGATTGGGTTACTGTTGATGCTGCTACAGATGATTATTTATTGTATACGACTAGTCAAACCGGTTTCTGGGTGAGGACTAAGTAATGGCTTGGATCGATCTATCGGGTGCCAATGCACCAATTAATGCTATTGGCAGTGATCTGGGGTACGACTTAAAAGGGGTTGAGGGCGCAAACATTGCGGATATTTTTGTTCCGTTTAATTATGTCGTACCTATTCAAACCCAAGTATTCAATCCAATTTATAGGCAACAGATCATCGATGAGAGCGGTGGTGGTGGGTCTACAAGGCCCTCTAGTGGGTTCCTTTATCCTAGGGGACAGGGTTAGATAAGGTTTTTCATCCAATCGCGTTCACGGGGTTCCAGGAGCATTATTGTACGATTCATGAAGGTTTTAGCTTCTTTCTCTGACATTTCGTGGTAAAAGCGGGCAAGAAGTTGGCGAACACCATCTTCTGACTGGCAGCGAACTGCTAAGAGGAGAGCTAAGGAGTTGAGTACCATATGACGCTTCGTTAAGTCCTTCATTATACCTGGTCGGCACACTAGAAATGACCGTATAGAGTGCCAATCATGGCTTTAGACACAAGTGGCTCATGGGTAGCAGGCGATGATCTAAGGATTATTGAATGTTTGTTGTTGCCGTTTGGGGAATATGTCCTTGATTGCACTCAGAACTGTTGCAATCAGTTGCAGGTAATGAGTGATCCTGCTGTTTTGCGTGTTCGGGCGTTATTGGATGAGTATGAAGCAGCTGATCAGGCAGAAAGTAATCAAAATTTAGGGGATACCGAGGGTAAGGTACTGGTTAAGGCTGATGTATTGGAGTGGGAGGTCACTGGCAATGGAATTACAGGTACTACGCAAGAGAAGGCCAACATCAGGGCTGAAATTGCACGTTATTTTGCATTCTGCTCCTGTTTAGCTGGTTCTTTACCTGGTGGAACTGGTAGTTATGCAGGACATTCTAGCCTGTTTCGGTCCTAATGGTACAATAGGGCAACTTTATTGCAAGTTATCATGTCTGGCCATCCTGAGAATTCACCAGAAGTCAATGAAATGATAGCAGCTTTGGGGAAAGCAGAAGTCGTTGAGGTATGGTGTAAGGATTGTGAGGCCTTCAGGCCAATGAATGCAGCTTATGCTAAGTACCTAAAAGGTGAGATTGAGGCCTGTGCTAAGTGTCGCAAATGAATGAAGATGAAATAAAAGGCTTTCAGGTCGATCTTACTGATGAAGATGTCCGTACATTGTACTATGCAGTGACGATGGCACTTGAAAAATGGCCTGGCTCACCGCAAAGACCTGCAGATGAACAGGAAAAGTTATTTGATATGAAGGATACATTATTTAGAATGATCCTTGAAATTAATTTAGAAGCGTAGCGAGGACGAAGTCCGAGTTAAGCTGTAAAAAAAATGGGCGCGGGGATTGACTGGAAGACTAGAGGGATCGAAGGAGTCCCGTGGCCAGCACTTCCCCGCTATTGCCGTATCAGAACGGAAGGCTGCTAGTGCCCTCATTGGGCGCTGTGGGCCTCGTCAGTGGCCGTTGGGTGGAAGCTGCGGGGGATTCTTACCTTGTGCGCCTTTTCATCAACAGGAGCCAGTACAACGGCGTCTCTTCCGGTTCTAAACCGATTCCCTTGGCTAGTCAGCTTGATGGGCAAATGATGCCTGGCGCAAGCGGTGATCAGTTCTATTATCGCGGTTACGCTTTAGATTTTACAACTGTTCCGGCTGATTATGACCTGTTAGCTGGTGATGAGACTGGTTTTACTTGGACCCAGGTAACAACACAGTATGAGTGGCTTGCTACCGGCGCTGAATGCAGGTTCCGGTTTGGTCAGGACCCAATCATGCCAGCAGCTAAGATTCAACGCTCCAGTGGCCGGTATGGCGGTCAAGGGATTGACGAAATCATTTACAAAGAGATTGGTGGTGTTGAGATTCAACTCACTGGTACGGAATTGCAAAATTGACCTAAACTGATGAAGGTTACAACATCTAGGGACATAGGCAAGTTTCCTGCTATCTCTAAGCAAGAGGTAGGCACGATTAAAGTGCCTGTTATTGGCCTTATGATGGGTATCCCCCTTGGATTTGAAGCCAGGACCGAGAAAGTTGAGATTGATACAGCAGACATACAGAAGCAATACCTGGAAGTGCTTGAGCCACTTATGCCTAAGTTAGCTGCAGAGATTGCAAAAGCTCTTGATGAGGCTTTGAAAGCGTCTTGGTCTTGGACGAGCGGGAGTAGAGATATTTACGACACAGGGGCTTTATCACGCTCTGGGAAAGTAGTAGCCAATGGCAATGGGATCCAGGTGACCTACAGTGCTCCCTACGCAAATATCGTTCACAATGGCGGCTACATACAGCCCTACGGAAATCCAAATGCAAGGCCTGTTTACATGCCTGCAAGGCCATGGGTATCTTCTGTCCTGTATGGTGAAGGGCCCTATCCACAGTTTGATTTTGACGGCTTTATGAAAGCCAATCTCCCATAGGTATTCTAGTCCAGTTTTTAACTGGTAGCATCGATGAGTAAACTTCCTTTCGTGGTCGCCCCTAAGGTTAACTCTCGCATCGAGACACTAGGCAGCGAGATCAGCGGCAAGATTGAAGTTGAGCGTAAAGGATTTTTGACTGTAGGCGAAAAGTCGTTCATGGCTAATGTTAACAGCCAGGATACTGTGTTGCAGTCGGTAATGAAGCTGTCTCGCTCTGTTTCTACTCATTACAAGCTGGGTCAGCAGGACGCTTATCAGCAGGTTGTATTTGCCGTCACCGAGCCTGAAAAATGCTCTCATCCCGTTTACGATGAGTTTGGAGACGAGATTGCAGAGCTTGCGTCATTGATGATGTCCATGGAGCAAAAGAAACAGCTCATGATGGCCTTCTGTATGCTCCTCTATCGCGTCAATAGTGATATTACGATGGATGATATCATCGGCCTTCACGAAGACCTTATAGAAGCTCTTGTGCAGCTCTTTATGGACGAGGAAGCGAAAAGCATTGAACGCCTTGTTGATAAAAAAGAAGAAGAAGAAGAAGAAGAAGGTCCTGATGACGGCGATCTTGGCGAAATCGAAAAAAAGTAGACGCTGGTGAAAGTGTCGAGCCCGACTGGGAAGACATTTACTGGAAGATGAAAAAGGCATTTCCAGGAGACCCTGAGTACTCCTGGGATCGCTTTTACCAGCTCCCCTATGATTATGTCTTGAAGGGTTATTACAAGATGGTCGAATTGCGTCGTGCAGAATTGCATGAGCTTGAGCTGCCAGTAGCTCTTAATACAGCAGTTTACGCGAATAGCCAGAGAGATCCTAAAAGCAGTAAAAAGCCTGTCGGTCCAATGGACTTTGCGTTTTTCAAGCCATTACAGGGCGAGGGTCCTTCAGGATACTACGCGGCTTGTTATCTTCACTTGGTCGCAAAACAAGAACTGCCGAATTGGGCTTTGTTCTGTTATAAAGCGGTCGCCCCTTCTGCTCGCGGTCGCGCAGGAGCTCAGTATGCATTCTTTGCACACGACGCTATCCTTATTGGTCCGCGCAAGACAGAGGCGGGGTACAAGGGCTTCCTTATTGCTCAAGAGTCAGCGTCAGGAGAGGTCCGAACCTTCTCGGACCCTAATGGCAACTTCTACGACCTGACACTACCTCTGATCCCGACAAAGGTTATTGCCGAGGAAGATGTGACCCTCAGCTAGAAGGCCACTCTCCTATTATCTTGTTAGCATACTCTTCAACAATCTTGACATCTTCTTCGGAGTAAGGACCAAAGCCATTGATCCCGCCTTTCAGCCATTGCTGGATACGCCACTCGGCTTCGATAGTGTGAAAAGACTGCATCCGAAACCAGGCCAGCCACTCTTGGCTGGATTTGTCTTGGTTGCATTTCTGGCAAGCGGGAATACAGTTAGTAGTTCTGTCTTCTCCCCCGTTGCTTTTGGGCCTTACATGGTCGATCGTTAAGTCTGTAAGGGATTCGTCAACAATAGGCGTGGCACCACAGTAGGCGCAGCGATTGTTCCAGCATTCCTTAATAGCAGTACGCCATTGATGGCGAGCCTCTCGGCGTGTCAGGGCTGACATGTTATACAAATAATCTGAAATCCTCTCGTAAACGGGGAGGTAATCCTGGGATCGGTGCATCTCAGATATCAGTAAAGACGGCACCACTGGAGAAGTGTTCTTTCATCAGCGCTTGGCCTCCGGGTGGTATGTCTTGACCTAAGTCTACCAACGAAGGTACACTAGAATAGCGTTTTCAAGCCTGTGGCACAGCAATTTCCTACTTCAGCACAGGTTATTTACGACACCTTGGCCGCTGATTCTAGCTTCCCTCTTTTGATTGGCGAGTATACCTTCAGGGCTGGTCAAACAGGCCCTGCCATGTCAATCGTCACTCCAGGCCAAGACTTGCCTGCCATTAAGTCGATCAGCGGTGTTGAGGTCGTCATTCATGATGCTGCAGATGTAAAACGTCGCGATTACCTGACGTCAGGATCTGACATATACATCGACTGGAAGGTCTTCTTCATCTGCTGGGAGCCTTCTACTGGCTTGCAATTGACAGCTGCAGTCGCTCGTGCTATGCAACGTTTTGCTGGTTCTTTGAGCTTTGAAACCGTTGCAGTGGCTGACGGTATTGGGGCACAGGTTCAGACAATGCTGGTGATCAAAGGGGATATGCCAATCTTGGCAGAATAAAGAGGTTTGGCAATCTAAGGCAACGACCCCATGAGGGTCTGAGGTACCTTCATGCGGGTTTTCGCCCGTTTCTCCTATGGCAAACTTTTCAGCCGCATTCGGCTACGACTTTTACATTGTCCCTGTTCAGAACTCGCTGATCACCGATTTTGCGACCAACCCAGCACTGGACAGTACCACCCCTCCAGCTTCTGATGCTACCGTTTCCTACAGCAACGGCATCTTCACTGTAGCTTCCACTGCTTACGCGATGGACGGCACTGACCCTGGCATCCGTCTGGCTAGCTTGACGAACGCTGCTCTTGAGACTGACACTGGTTCTGAAGAGATCTACACCTACGACGACGAGACCAAGGGCTACTCCCAGGCTGTAGCAACCACCAAGAGCTTTAGCATCTCTCTTTCCGGTATTGCTGACTTCAACGACGCCGCTTACAAGGTCCTTCGCCTGACTGAGCAGAACACCGTGGCTGATGGCCTGCGTGTTGCTTTCAAGCGTGTTGGTCCTACTGGCACCACCGAGACTGTTGAAGGCTACGGCACCTTGACCGGCTATACCGAGTCCAACGAAGTTACGAGCATCGTGTCCTGGGAGTGTACACTTACCGGATACGGTCCTTACCACCTGACCTTGGCTGCTTAGCTGAAAGGAGGTATCGGCACGGTTAATCCATTTAACACGGATAACCCATTTGATGGTCGTGGAGCAGGAATCGCAGTAACGCTCAATCCAGGTAACGACAGTACTGGCTTGGGCGCTACGGCTACCGTCACATCAGACGCAGGCCTGCTCGACGGAGTTCAAATCATCAGTCCTGGTTCTGGTTTCGCTGTTGGCGATATCGTCGAGGTCACTGAAGATGGAGGACAAGGAATCGGTCATTTCACGGTTCTTACTATCGTATAAACCCCGTAACCGCGATGCTTACGGCAAAAAACCACTCAAGGGCCTTACAAGCCCTTTTTTTATGGAAAGCTAAAGCCAGCGAGGATACTTAACAAAATGGCTGGTGATGTTATCAGGGGCTCCAATTTTGTCATAGTCCCTACCGTTGATCGCCAGTCTGCGACTCAAGCAGAGGCTGCTATTGAGAGTCTTGTTAAGCAGGGGGCGAAGGCTGTCAAGGAAGGCAACACCGCCCTCTTCAACACCCTCAGCAAGAAGATGGACGCTGAGCTGAAGAAGGCCAATAAAGACGTTGATGTTAAGGTTACTTACGAGACGAGCAGTGCTTCCGGTGGCTTCAAGGAAGTAAAAAAGGCGGCTGATGGTGCCTTGAAGGGGATGATCGGCGACTATAATAAAATGGTTAACATTCAAGGCCAGTCCGCCTTGGCCATTAAGAAAGAGCTGGCTATTCACAAAGATAAGATCAATAGTCTTAAACAGCAACAACTGCTTCTCACAAAGAACTCAGCAAGTTACAAGAAGAATATACAACTCCAGAAAGGTCATACGGACGAGGCGAAAAGGCTTGAAGGCGTTCTAGCAAGAGTAAGCACCCTGTCCTCCCTTAAAGGCCAGCTGCGTGATGAAAGCCAGAGGCTCTCCATGATGAGCCAGTACAACATGGAGCTGGACAAACAAGGGAAGATGGTTGCAGTTGTCAACCAGGAATGGGTGGCGCAAAAAGGCGTTGTTGCAGGGCTAAGTCAGCAAGTCGCTACTGCAGGAAATGCCACAAAGGGATTCGGGTCTAAGATTAAGGGCTTGGGGCAAGCTATGCAGGGTGCTTTTGGTGCAGTCACTGCCATCATTGCAGGGATAACGGCGCTGGCTGGTTCTATCGGCATGCTTACTGGCCGTGTCAAAGATATCCAAGCGCTTAAGCTAACCTTTGATGGCCTAGGGCAGAGCGTTGAAGCTCAAAACGCCATCCTGGGATCCGCCAGAAATATTGCGCTAAGTTATGGCGTCTCTCTCCGCAAGGTTGAAGGAGCTTTCCGCCGCCTGGGTCCTGCTATCCTTGAGTCCGGTGGCAGCTTAAAGGACACAGAAGGCGCGATCAAGTCGATCTCAGCTAGAACTACCATGCTTGGCTTGAATACCGAGCAAGCTGGTCGATACATTGAAGCTTTTGCCCAGGTCATGGGTAAAGGGAAACTGCAGTCAGAAGAACTTAACCAGCAGTTCTCTGAACTTGACGGTGGTTTACGGGGTCAACTAAAGAACTGGCTTGCCGCAAACAAGGGTATCACCGACTTTGAAGGTGCCATGAAGAGGGGTGAGATCACCTCTGGTATCTTCCTGGAAGCATTTGAAGCGATTAACGAAGAAATTCGTGTAAAGTTCTTGCGTTCTATTGGTGATACTCAGAAAGCTATCGAGGAGATGGGCGAAAAAGGTGGAATGACGCTGAACCAGTTGAACGCTAAACTGCAGACGCTGACGTCTATTGGCCTGGAATCGGTAGGCAAAGCACTGGCCCCTCTTGGTAAAGAGTTGATGAAGATCTACGCGGCCTTCGTTCAAGTGTTCACAAAGGTCGCTACGGAGATGCCTGGAGTTCAGGCACTTTTCCAGGGACTGGGTCATGTTATCGGCGTTGTTCTTAAGGTTGCTCTTAATACAGTACTCTACCTGTTTGGGGCGTTGATGGAAGCTATCGACCAACTTGTGAGGGGTATTATGTTTCTGTATGATGCACTGAAAAATATACCTGGCATTGGAGCCATGTTGGACGGCCTGGAAGAGATGGCCAAAAAGTTGAACGCCAACTTTGACTCAGGTATTGACGGCATGAGTAAACTAAGCGATGAAACGATTGGAGCTACGGCTGAGCTAGCGAAATATACTGATGAGCTAGACAACTTAGACGCTCAATTCAAGAAGGGAGAGATAACGCAAGAACAATACGCCAAGAAAAGAGAAGAGATCCTAGCAAGACAGGCCGAAGCCGTGAGGAAGAATGCTGAGAAAGAGCTGGCTATCGAACAGGATAAAATGAATAAAATGATAGAAGCCAGGGAGGCGCAGCTTGATCGCGACGAGCAGTTAATGGGCCGCAAGATCGATAGTATCAATGCAGCCAAGGATGCGGAAATTAGCGCTATCGATCAATCAATTGAAGCCCTCGAAGGTCAGAAAGCCGCTATCAGCAAGGTATATGATGGGAAAATCGAATATATTAATCGAGCTGCTGAAGCTGAAAAACGCGCTATTCAAGATCAAATCGAAGCTTTGAACAGCCAGAAAAATTCAGTCAAAGCGTATTACTCGGAGCAAACAGAGCTCGTCAAAGAGCATTACTCCAAGCTGAAGTCCGAGATGGAAGCGGCGCATAACAAAGAGATGGCGCAGATGGACGAAAGGATAGCCAGCTTGAAAAAAACCCAAGGCGCCGCGATGGGGAACCTTGATACCGGGCCTCAGAACGAGAAGCTTCGCCTGATGGAAGTGCGGAAGTTGAAACAAGATATTGCGTCTGAAACAGATCAATTTAAGAAGCAAGAGCTAAAGGCTGAGCTTGAGAGCATGCAGCTGTCAGAGCAGAGGGCACAGCTGGAGAAGCAGCAGGCAGCCGAGATGGAGAAAGCCTTAGAGGAGAAAAAGCAGTTAGAGAAAGAGCAAGCGGAGGAAAAGAAAAGGCTAGACCAGGAAGAGAAAGAGCGCCTCAAGGAGATACAGGAGTCTCAGACAGAGGCTCTCCAAAAGATCCAAGAGGCAGTTGAATCTCTTGCTGGTAAAAAGAAAGACATCTCGCAACAAGAAAAAGATGACGTCCAAGCGCTCCAGGATGAGAAGGAAGCGGCGCACAACGCGGTGGACCAAATGATCAGCGACGAAAAAGAGGCACGTGAAGAAGCAACCGAAAAGGCAAAGTCGCAAATCGATAGTCTGGTAAAGGCTCATGAAAAAGAGCGTCAAAAAGTCGAAGACATCGAATGGGAGATGAGTAAGCAAATCGGCACACAGGGGGAAGTTGGTAAAGCTGTTGATAATGTCACCAATGGCGCCTTGGAGCGCCAATTGCAAAAAGTCCTTAGAATTAAGCGGGAGATGGCGAGTATGGGCACTGGAGGTGCAGACGGCGCTCGCTTTGCTGGCGGCCCTGTTTCTGGTGGTTCTACTTATACCGTCAACGAGCTGGGGACAGAGGGGTTCTTGAGCGCTTCCGGCAAAATGTCAGAGATCAAAGCGCCTGCGTTCGGGTCCTGGAGGGCTCCTTCCAGCGGTAGCGTTATTCCTGCTCATGTCTGGAAGGGTATTAAAGCAAGCCAAAACACTGAGATCAGTATGCCTCGTAACGTCAGTCCTGAGAATGCAGTCGCTCGCGCTATTAGCACGATCAATAACAGCACAGGCGATCACGTCCAAAACTCTGTAACCATTCAAGCGATTAATCCCACGCAGGCCGCTAGTGACGTAATGGTTCAGCTTGCTAAGCTCAAGCGCCTTCGGTACAATTGATTAGACGAATCAAGGCCATGTTTGAGTTCGGGAAGCCAGAAGACACTGCAGACTTGATCTCCTTTTCAGTACTGAGAGCAAGCGGCCCAGGGCTGCCTGATATTCACTGGGAAGAGATGAATCTAGAGGACCTCGAAAAAGCTTTTGCGTACATGTACGTTGCGGTCACAACGGCTATCGCAAGCAATAGCAGTAAAGAAGTTGTCGAACTACTGTTAGAGCAATATGACGAGATGTTTGAACATCTTGCTGCATCTTCAGAGGATTTCAAGGAGGCGGTGAGATCTAATAGGCATCAAATAGTCACGGGGCTGACAGAGGAGTCAGTTTTGAAGTACCATAAACTAGCTGGGCTTATCGATTCGGAATCCTAGCACCAGCTAGGCCCCTGAGATGTCCCAGATCGGAGTATCATACACGCCTTCAGGTGGCTCACCTGTTTACAATTTCGTGTTCGACAATTTTGGCGACAACGCCTTGCCTCGCTCTTACCAGGGCAGTGCCTCTTTTACTCAGTCCGCGAACGGCGCGTCTATTATTGCGGGCCCAGCGTTTAGGCAAAAATACATCTGGGCTATTGCGTCTATCGTACCCAAAGAGAAAGCGGCCTTGTTCGACGAAATGTTTCAGGCTTGGGACACGGACAGAAGCACTGGCCTCCCTGCCGCTGTAGGTGTTACCGATCAAACCTTTGGCCCATCCGTTTCGACCAGTGCCATTATCTCGACTCCTCCAACCTACAGCAGAATGGGTCCGAGACTTATGTTAGTAGCTTTTTCTTTAATAGAGGTTTGATGTGGCTTATTTATCCAACAAGTCTAGGCTCTCTTCCCTTTATGTCGGCAATGTAAACTATACCTCCTCCCTGGTCAAATGGGTTGTTTCTGACCAGTCTGCCATGAAGAATGGTACAATTCAGACCTCTGGATCTATGACCCTAGGGTCTCTTCCGGGCGGCTTTCCTGTAGAAGATTACGAGAGGGACGACTTTCGTCGAGGTACGCCTGTGATCTTGAACGTCGTAGATCCCAACGGAGGGGCGTACAGGCACCCCAGGGGTTATTTGTATGTCATTTCTACGTCTTATAATGTCGAGGCCGAACAACTAGAGGTGGAGCTCGGGTGTCGGTTAGTCTTGATGGCGCTAACCGAAGAGATAGACAGCCTAATGAGCATCACGCCCATAGCCTTGGACGTCGTTCAGAGTACCTACCAGAACTGTTCTGCGGCCTTTGCGTCTCTGGGGCAATACGTGTATCAAGATAACACCGGAGCACTTGTTACCGGAACATTCTTTGATGGCGACGGGTATAACGGAGTTGCTGGAGGCCAGTGGCTTTCAGTCCTAGGCCTGACGGCGACGTCAGTAAACCCTCTTCAGGGCTCTGGCGCGATCCCAGACATAATCAACCTTTCCTACCAAGTCCCCGCTGACGGCCTAAGTGAGGACAATACAGGTCAAATCGATACAACCGAAACCGAATCGTACTATTTCACAAGATACCCTGCAATGAGGTTCTCTAGAAAAGGGTACAGAATCACAAGGAACGGACAATCTACAGACATTACCTACAAGACACCTGTTTTCGTTCGCGTAACCGGCCTTACGCCGTCGCCTAGCGGGTCTAGCGGTTGCGGTAACGACCCACCACCACCTAGCAGTCAAGACCAAGGCTACTGGAAGTTAGCATGTCTAGAAAATTGGGAGACAGTCCAGGAGGTCTTATACGTCCCAGCCTTCAGCGTGTCCAAAAGCGTTACAGAGTACAACGCCCCAGGCGCTCAAGTTTCAAGGACATACCAAGAACTAAGGGGGCCAGCTATTGAAGCTAACGGTCAGTACTGGGCAGACAAGTATGCTTATTGCCGATCCCTAAACGCAGTGAAGTGCCTGCCTGATGGAGACTGCCCTATTGAGGGGATGCACATGATTCGCCTTAGTTACGCTACTACTATCAACTATTATGGCGCGGCGAACGAACTAGTGAGGACTGTTACGGATACATATTATACGGTAATGTCTGCTGCTCAGCCAGAGAACTGGCGGTCCGGTGTCAATAAAGGCGTTCCACAGAACTTTGATCAAAGTCTTGCCAACAACACTTCAATGTACAGGGCGACAAGGACTGATACGACGTACTACCAAGAAGGCTCGATAAACGTGCAGAAGGATGTTACCTACGAAAGCCTGGCTACAGCAAGAGGTTCTGGCATAAGTGGTTCCATGGATGCTCTTAATGGTATTAAGACCGTGCAGATCAGAAGGTCAAGTACGAATATCGTAGAAGAAGCTCCGGATAGAATCAATACCCCCTCCACTTCGACGGAAGAACTGAGCACCGCGCTCCCTGTTTTTACCGGAAGGCACGAGTCTCTACCACCGGAAGCAGGGCCTTATATTCTTGAGGAGCAAGTGCCAGTGCCTCTGCTTTTTGATGAAGACGCGGAAATCGATTCTGCCGTTGCTGTTTACAGCAACTATATCGAGCGGTTCGTCAAAGGGGATGCACTCGGCCTGCAAATCTCTGAAGCACTAAGGACAGACATTGCCGCTAACTGGAGACCTGGGATGCCTTTCCGATACTATGATCCCGCTAAAGGCAAGCTGATGGCAATGAGGATGGATGCAACCTCCTGGGGTGTCGGAACAGACGAAAGTGCCCTTACCACTAATGGCATCTGGATCGGTGACTCCAACGGGACTGTCACGCTACCTCAGAACCTCCAAGGAGACTCTCGGCCCGATATGGGGCAAGGAGGAGGGCCAGCTTCGCCTGAAGTCCCTCCCTCCACCGATGACGAAACCAGTGTGGACAGCGGAAGTTTTGTCTGGTTTGTTAGCGTTCAGTTTGGAACGAGTAGCTCGATTCAAACTTTTGGCAACGATGGCGTTATTACTATATTGCCTGACTCATACATAGAGACCCCTCAGACCATGACGGGTATATATATAAGCGGAGCTCTTGTCGGGCCTGGGGATCTATTGGAGACAGAGAGCAACGGGACGGTCCCACTGGAAGCTGGGGGGAATCTTGTCATCAGTGGTGCGAACGTGATCAACGATAACCTGTTCGGTTAGAGCTGATAGGAATCCTACGGGGATTCTGAGAAACCACAATGGCAATCACCGCCCAAATATCGAGCGATGAAGTGACCGCTCAGGTCACTAATCGTTTTGTCAATCAGTACTTCGAGGGTAGATTGATCAACGCGCCTGGGACTATCTACGAACCTGGCTTTACTGTTGACGCGAGTTTCCTAAGCTTTGAAGTCCCCTTGGGGACAGGGGGCTACCAGCGCCAAACGATTAGTTACGCTCCTGGTGATGTTACCACGTATGCAGACAGTGGGGTCGGCCTGGCCTCGAAAGCTACTATTTTTGCTCACGATGGGGTCGGTGCTGATATTTCATTTTCACATGCAGTACTTGTCTGGAGTGGTGGAAATGTTTTGACACTGGGAGGCTTAGACAGCCATCCCACGTCAGGAGTTGATGGCACTTACACGAACATCCCTGTCGACGTGACTAGTGGTACGGGGGTCGGAATGACTTTTAATCTGACTATTACTAATTCAGGGGCATCTTCTTCTGATTATGCTCTTACTATTGCAAGAGCTGGTTACGGTTATGCCGATGGAGACCTTTTAGGGATTTCAGAAGGAGTCCTTGCTGGGATAGGGGCGGTTGCCGGAGGAGCTGGTGGACTAGGCACTACTGCAGCGACGACTAACAATCCTTCAAATGCGGGCCAGGTCCTATGTGTGGGGGCGACAACCTCGGATGTAATCCTTACTGCTGGTAACGAGGCTGTATTCTATTGGAATCTTAAGCAGTTCGGATTCTTCACTGAGGGGTAACCATGAATATACAGGATGAGTTGAAGGCGCTAAGTGACGCAAATAGGCTTGTGGAGCTTGAGATTAGAGCCTCCGGTGTCAGTATTCCTGGAGACTTCGCTGGAAATGTGACCGGCAGTTGGGTTGGCCTTGGGGAATCAGGAGAAGGAATCGTCACTTACAACAACAAGAGATACGTGACAAAACCTCTTGGTCGTGCCTCCATTCCAGCCGGAACAGAAGTCGAGCTAAGTTTTGCTAACGGCGTTTATTACAGTAACTTCTAGTCATGGCCATTAATAGATCGTCCCTCGGGGCCAAGTCCGTCACCGAGAACACCGACGCTACGGTAGAGGTCCTAGTCACAAGACCGCCCAATCGGGATGTCGCTCTGGAAACCCCGCTGCCACCAGGAAAACTGTACGCATATTACAACGCAGCTGACGACACCATGACACTCTATGTCATAGATTTATCCGGACTTCGCTTTATACAATTCTAATGCCAATCAACGATCCCGTCATCGCAGCCGGTCCCAGCATTCAAAAGACTGATACCGCGACCACAGTGTGCAAGGTCTTGAACACAGACCAGCCCCCACCTTTCTCCCATGTTGAGGTGATTGATGGAGCCGCGACCTTCCTAACTTACCCTCCTCAATGGCATGGGCAGATGATTGTAAAGAATGACCCTAATTTAGAGTACGGGCGAATATATGTAGCGGTGGAGCAGGATGGCCGCTTACAATGGAAGGGCGTTACTCTTAGATATGTTGTCACAGACAAAGAAACGGACAGGAAGAAAGATCCTTTCAGCGACTTTTACTAGGGATTGGCAGCCTAACCCACTGCTGTTGATTTGCGATGAGCATGAGCGCTATAAATCGGAACTACACCGGTAAATCAGGCGGTCAAGATATCCAGTCCTGGAACATGACCAATGGCAGTATTACTACGCGGCACAATGGTACGGATTGGAATACGGGCCAGAATATTATAAGGTGTTACGATGCACAGAATTGTGCCAGTGGGTGGAGCTGTATTGATGGCATGTGTGCCCAGTCCGCAGCGCAGGCTGGAGGCAGTTGTGGAGAAGAGGATGGGGATGGCGCTTGCGCCGGCCTTGGGGATGGAGACTGCACAAAGTCCACTTGTGGGGACTCAGGCAACAGTGGTGGGGAGAACTGCTGCGGGACGCAGTGCTGCAGGCGAGACTCTAATGGCTTCGTCAGATGCACCTGCGGAGAGTGTGAGCCGCCACCTACTTCTTGCATACAATTTTGCGACGGCTTCATGAAAGCGAATGGGAGACAATTCCCGAACTGTGGAGCTGTCGATATGTGCGACGAATGCAACACCTGTTTTGGCTCTCCTATTCCCTCTTGTATTCCAAAAGTCATCAATGAATTCGGAGGAGGCCCTTGCTACTGTGACACTGACGCAGAGCCTCCAGGAGAATGCAAGAAGTGCGGAGATATCGGATTGTGGGAGGATGACTGGGAGAACTGTACGACATGTTACGATATGGTAGTAGGGTGCTTCCCTTGCAGCCAGAGAGGTAGGTGCTGCTTTCCTGGGAAACCGACTCAAGAGCAACAGGACAGATGCGAGCAGAGTCTACGATATGCCTGCGATCAGGGTTGCCCTGACGCGACCGAAGAGGATCCATGCGTTGGCAACTGCGTAGGGGTGACTTGGTGCGATGACCAGCCAGAGCCCCCGTGTCCTGATGGCACTTCCTGTACTTACAATGGATTTATCGAGGCAGGAGGAAGAACTTGTAACATTAGGACGGATTGTGATAAGAGTAGCGTGCCTGATGAATGCCATGAATGCGCTTGCCATTGCGACAACGATTGCTCAAGCTGTGAGATTTGTAGTTCATCAGGAGAATGCGAGCCAGACCCGCTGTGTGAAAGTGGTTTCGGGCTCGGGTAAAAAAAAAACTCATAGCTGTAGCTAGGAACCCTAACCTAGCTTTGGTTCCGTCGTGGCCGTCTTCCCTGATCGCATAGTCCTTAAAAACTCAACCGACGACGAGGCTACCATTATTGCCGAGATCGAAACTGGTGGAGTCAGCGCTATCACTCAGGGGGAGATTGTCCTAGGACTGTCTGATGGCGCTGCGGCACTATTTACCAAAGACGCTCTAGGCGCGATCGTTACCATCAGCGGCTCTGGTGGTGGTAGCGGTGGTAGCGGTGGTCTGGTCTTCTGGGGCGGAGGGGATTTCACTACTGGCACTTCAGACGGAGAAGCCCCTGACGGTGGAGAGTTCACAGTATAGCCTTCGGCATTCTAGTCCAGACAGAATCGTGTTATGCCAGTCCCCTCTTACCGCGTACCAGTCCGAGTAGCTCGCGGTACTAAGGCTGCGCTGGATGCTGGCCTTGCTGACCTACAAGAAGGGGAGCTTTGTTATGCGACCGACGAGAATGCTCTTTATGTCATAGAGGGTGGGGTCCTGACGCCTGCTAGCTCTGACCCAACCAACATTGAAATCGTAAATGATACAACCCCTCAGCTTGGAGGGGATCTAGACACCAATAGCTTCCAAATCATAAGTACTGCGGCAGGAAATATCCAGATAGCTCCAGACACTACTGGGGTCTTAGAGGTGATGGGGAACACGGGCAACGATGCAGCTATTCAGCTGAACTGCGAAACAAATACGCATGGCATTAAGCTCAAGTCACCTCCTCATAGCGCAGCCGCTAGCTATACTCTCGTCTTCCCGAATGATACAGGCACAAGTGGCCAGGCTCTGACTACTGATGGCGCTGGGGTTATGTCATGGACGACTCCTAGTACCGTAGGCTCGATCAACGATCTGACTGATGTTGACACAACGACCGCGGCTCCCACAGACGGGCAGGCTCTTGTGTGGGACAACGTCAACACCGAGTGGGTCCCTGGCGACGTGGTTGCCGACCTGAGTACCACAAGTATCGACGCGCTGCAGGACGTTGACACGACTACGACGCCTCCGACGAATGATCAGGTCTTGGCGTGGAATGGTACTAACTGGGTTCCGGCGGTCCAAAGTGGCGGTGGTTCCTCTGCTGCCAAGCTAACTGAAGCTCAGACTGCAGCTAGCGGAGTCGCTACCTTTGCGGGGATTGGGCACTCTGGCACCCTCGTAGAAGTCACTTCTTCCCTGGACGCCTGGATTGTTCTGTACGACTCTGCAGCCAGCAGAACGGCTGACAACGGCAGGGCTTACAATACTGACCCCGCTTCAGGCTCAGGAGTCTTAGCCGAGTTCTACATTACAGCGGGTACTACTGTCCTGGCTACTCCAGGTACCACGTATTTCAATAATGATACTTCTGTTACGGAAGCCATCTATGCTGCTGTCAGGGATCAAGCAGGGGCTGATGTCAACTCAGAAGTGACAATCGTAGCCTATGGAAATCAAACCACCACCTCAGCTGCGACTAGAGCCCTTCTTGGCATTGGCGAATATGTCGACGACGCAGCCGCTGGAACCGGTGGAGTAGCTTCTGGGGCTATGTACTACAATACGACTTCCAGCGATTATCGCCTCAAGTCCTGATAGGCATACTAGCCCAGCTAATTGGTTAGGATGAGCATCATAGAAGAACTCAGTTGCGATGGGGTCGCTCCTACTGGTCCTGTCTCTGCTTGGCCCAAGGAGCGTCACGATGAGATTATAGCCAAACATAGCAGCAAGCCCAAGGAGGTCAAGGCCGGGATAGGTAAGATGGCTAGCGGCTTAGTGAAAACAGGGATGCAAGCTGTTAGGCACGGGAAGGTGTCGTCGGAGATCAGAGAAGAAAGGTATAACACATGTAAAGAGTGCCCCTTCTTCAGTGCAGAGAGCAAGCGCTGTTCCGATTGTGGTTGCTTTATGGAAGCGAAGACGTGGGTTGGAGGTGACCCCAACATGCTGTGCCCTCAGAAGAAGTGGAGTCGCTAGATGGCTATCTGTCCCGCCGATATGAACGAGTGCAAGCCTAAGTCAAAGTGCTTGTTCGGCCCTAATGAGGGCAAGGCCTACAACCCTAAAGATCCCTGCTGTGGGCAAGGGGTGTTTAATGCATCGATTTGCGACTGTATCGACGTTGGGGTCTGGGTAGCTACGATCAATACTGTTGGGCGTGCAAATGTATCAGGCGTAATTTATATCGCTTATGAGATATTGGAGCCGTACATTAACGAAGACGGCGATGTCGTGACAACACAGGTCACCCAGTATCGGGACCCTGAGCCACTCAACCCCGACGTCGCTATTGAGAATGTTGTCCCTATAGGTGCTGGCACTGGTCCTCTCTGTAGCTTTGACGGGTTGACTTGTGCATACTGGCCAACCGTCGTAGACAGGACTGTTAGCGTTAAGGCCAGCGTCTGCGACCAGAACCCGGTTTATTATGGTGGTACTGGTTCTGGAGCCGTCAGCCTTAGGCGCGTTTATAACGGAACAAGACTGGGTCAGTTTGGTTACTCCATGGGACCCCAAACCATACTAGCGGACTGCGCCGGTAATAATCCAGCTACTCAGACCTTTAGCTTTTCGTTCATCGGTCCTGGGCAAATCAGTGACTACTACGACGTCGTCGTCAATGCCTTCTGGCGAACAGCTGTTCTTGACGATCCTACCCCTGACTATCCTGGCCCTTAAGACTGATTGGCATACTACCGCGTAACATTCAAACAGGCGTGACGCCTGATTTAACATGACTGAAGAGAACATGGCTCCCGAGACGGAAGTTAATGCCTCACCCGTTTTAACAGGCGACGACATGATGCCTCGTTCTGAAGCGGAGAATCTCCTGAAGGCTCTTAAGGCTGAACGGGAAGCACGGAAGCAGTACGAGCGTGACCTTAAGGAAACAAAGGGTCAACTGGAGCGCTTCTCTGAGATCAACCCTGAGGAGTATACTAAGCTGCAGGCTGAAGCTGCAGAAGCTGCTCGTACACAGGCTCAATTCGGTGAAGCCAAAGAGGCTATCGAACTGAAGTATAGCAAGCAGGCTGAAGCCGCTGCTCAAGAAGCCGCAGCCGCCAAGGCTGCCCTGCAGGACTACCAGAAGAAGTATGCTTTGGAAAAAGTGTTCTACGCAGCTGGTGGTCGTACTGACGCAGCTGACGGCGTGTCGTTCTTTGACATGATGGCGCAGCAGATCGGTGGCAACTTCCGCCAAGAGCCTGATGGTTCCTTGACTGTCGTTGACGCAGGCGGTGACCCTGTTCTTGACAAAGAGTCCGGCAAGCGTATTTCCGTAGATGACTACATCTCGAAGTACAAGTCTCACCCCATCTATGGCACCTTCTTTAAGGGAGCCAAGGGAGCAGGTGCTGGAATTGGTTACGGTGGAACCGATGCCAACGGCGTCGTGAGTCAGGACTTTTCGTCTCTTACTACCGACGAAATGTTCCAAAATGCATTCAAGTAAATAAATCTTGTCAACTTGTTAGTAAAAAGGCCCTTCTTGGGTCTTTTTCTTTGGAATAAGCGTTTCGGAATAATATGGATAGCAACCCAGAAGGGAAACTCTGAGATGGAGTGGACTGGAGGGTGCGATTGCTAAAGCTATCGTGACGGTATCTGAAGCGCTAACACCCAATCTTTGTTCATTCAATCTTATTTTACCATGGCATTGACACTTCTGGAAGCTCAAAAGCACGCTTCCACCCCTCAGGAGCTGGCAGTTGTAACCGAACTTGCTGCTGGTCCTCTCCTGTCTGCACTCCCTTTCCGCAACATCGAAGGCAACGGTCTTTTCTGGAAGCGCGAAGAGAGCCTTCCTGATGTGGGCTTCCGTAACTACAATGGTTCTCTTGCTGAGAGCTATGCTGAAGTAAGCCAGCAGTCCGAAAGCCTTAAGCTCTTTGGTGGCGACATCAAGGTTGACCGTGCCATCATCGACATGGAGGGCTCATCTGCTAAGGCTTACCAGGTCCAGAGCCGCGTTCGCGCTATGCGTTTGGCTTGGGAAGCTCTGTTCATTAATGGCGACTCCAACCAGTCCCCTTCTGAGTTCGACGGCTTGGCTGCTCGTATCCAGAACGGTTCCTCACAGTACTTCGCTAACGGCGGTGGTGCTCTTGACCTGGGCAAGCTTGACGAGGCCATCGACTCCTGCGACGCTAACGGCGGTAGCAAGTATCTGGTCATGTCGAAGTCTGCACGTCGTCACCTGAGCAAGCACGCTCGCGCTAACGGCCAGATCGAGATCTCACGCAACGAGTTCGGCTATCAGCAGCTCTCCTACGGCGGTGTTCGCGTCCTTGAACTGGATCGTGACCACAAGAACGTTGCTATCCTTGACAGCACCCCTTCCGCACAGGACATCTACGTGGTTTCCTTCGGCCAGGACCTTCTGACCGGAATCCAGAACGGCGGCGTTTCCGTCCGTGAGTTGGGTGAATCCTTCAGCCAGCCTCAGCTCATCACTCGCGTGGAATGGTACGTAGGGTTAGCGTTGATCAATGGCCGTGCGGCCGCAAGGCTTGCAGGTGTCGACGCAACTGCATCTGTCTGATCAGTCTACCACTGACTTCTTGGGACCCTTCGGGGTCCTTTTTTAATGCAAGCACGAGTGCATGGTAAACTGAGTGTAGCGATACCAGTCTTAGCATGCTTCAACTTCCTCACATCAGCCGCCTTCAGGAGGTGTTTGAGCTTGACCCAAGCATCCCAAACGGCCTACGCTGGAAGGCTAAAACCGCCAGAAACACGGTCATAGGAGACCCCGCAGGGCGAAAGCACAAAAACGGGTACTGGGAGGTCAGGCTTGACAAGGTCCTCTACAAGACGAGTCGAATTGTCTACAAGCTATACAATAGCGGCGAATGTCCTGGGCTCTACGAAATCGATCACATTGATCGCAACAAGGACAACAACGCTGGTAGCAATTTAGCTCTTGCCACCAGAGGCGACCAACAAAGTAACCGTGAGGTTAAATCAAACAGTGGGTACAGGAATGTCACTCTTGATAAAAGACCCGGGAGGGCCCTTTCTCCGTGGACGGCTCAAGTTCGTAGGAGGGTCGAAGGCAAGCCTGTCACTAAGTGTCTCGGCTACCACGCAAACCCCTACATTGGCGCCGTCGCTGCTGTAGCCTACAAGCGAGAAATAGGCATGCGGTACGAGTACGCCCCAGGCGGCACCAAATGACTTCTTGGGACCCTTCGGGGTCCTTTTTTAATGCCTTGCCATGATAGGAAACCTAGTGCAACTTAACCACGCCGAAGGAGGGCGCTATGGGTACTACTCTCGCAACTAGGGGAATCAATCTTCCCGCTCATGACACGATCGAACCAGCTGGTCATGATGCCAATGGTAACCCTGCAACAATTACTTACAAGAGAGGCGCTGACACTGTTGCGACTCTGACTTTCACGTACGATGGCGACGGCAACTGCACTTCAATCGTACGGAGCTGAGATAAATGACAACCCATCTAGACTATGTGACTGGGCGTTTCGTGCTCAGCGAGCATCTTGTGCCTGCAGGGAACCAACAGTTTTACCATATCTATGATGGGGACTTTGTCCTTGGGGAGACGCTGGTTCCTGGGCTTGGTGGTGGCGGGGGGCTGTTCTTGGATGCCAGTCTTGATCTGAATTTCGCCGAGAACCTTAGCCTGGTGGATGACGTCAGTGGCAACAATCTAATCACCTTCAGCCGTGCCAGTAGTGGGACGTATGTTGACAGTGATGGGTTGATTAAAACAGCTGTAACCGATGCTCCA